GTACGCCAAGGTGGAGAAGTCCTGTGCCTCTGTGTTAGTTATCTCGTCCACGGTAAACGGTAGGTTGTTCATTACGCCTAAGTGAATCATCCGTGCGGCTAGGGTGTCCTTCCAGATAGCTGCCAACTTGGTCGGGTGCCCATACACACTATTACAGACATACAGAATGGTTGACTTGCCTGTGCCTGAGGTCTTGTGTATCAAGTTTATGATTGCCCCATTCTGCCCCGTATATTTCAGCAGGGGTGCGCCAAATGCTGTAAGAGCGGCAAAGGCATGGGCTTCCAAACCCGGTTTGTTGTACATATTGAATACTTCTTTCCACTTCTCCAATGTCCCTTTGGGGGTCATATCCTCGGCAAACTGTGCGGTGACACTGGAGGGGGGGCTGTGAAATGTACCGTCCTTTGTGATTTCTCTGTTACCTATAACGAATTTACTATCGTTTTCTGTCCATCCGAATTGGGTTCTCATTATCTCCGCTCTAACTTTATACTGAAGTTCTTTAACAAATATCATTATGAACGTCGTTAATTCGCTCATCTGATACGGTAGTCCTGCCACACCCTTACGCGCCAATGCCGTTCGTAGGCTTTCTTTAACCGCAACAATTGCTAGCGGCACAGTAAACTCGATCACTTCTTCCTTGGGTAGATGCAACCGAATGAGAGCTAACTCACCCTCCACAGGGTCGCGCATACGCTTGACGACATAAATATCATGCTCGTAGACGCATATTGGCTCTGCTTCCTCGTCTGATTTAGCTGGCATCTTGTACACACCACCGTTCTTGCCCCGAAAGTATGGGGTCGGGTATGGCGGTATGATGTAGCTACCGTCTTTCTCCAACGTGGGGGTATCTTTTTCCTGCACCTCAGGGCGTATAACTTCCCTGCCCAGAGATAGCGGGGTCTTTATGCGCCCCTTCCACGGGCAACCTTCACATCCACCGGGGTTGTGCTTCTCAAAAGTAGTGCAGTGATGGGCACCGCTGGTTGTGCTGGCCTTGCTCTCTGTTTCGTCGTAGCTGTAGTCGGGATATTTTTCGGATATCTTATGTATCGCAGTCTTGCGGTCAACGCACAGGTGGGCAACAGATAACGCATCCCACCACAGGGGTTCGTTAATAGTCTCTTGGTTCTGGTAGATGTATAGAAGCTGAGCGCAGCCCTCGTCGTTAGCACTCTTGCGCATGATACGACTGAAGCTTAACGTGGTATTACTTAGTAGGGACTTAGCTAACTCGCTAAGCTCTCTTTGGGGTGCATCTAGTTTAGATACTTCTTTGACGCCGAGTAAGTCCCTAAATGCCGTGTATTCAATGTCTACACAGTCGCTAATGACTTCTACCGGGGGTGGGCGTTCCTCCTTAAAATTTAAAGTGCCCGGAATACGCAGCACTCTTGCTACCTCAAATACGCTGGTGTCTACATAGAGGCTATGAATAACGCAAAGCTCGTTGAAACGATTGGCTACAGGCTCCCACTCCTCGCGGGTAATCGGTGTAGTCAGAGGCCAGTAGACATGAATCCCTCTGCCGGAATTAACAAGCAACGGGCGGGGTAAACCTATCAGGGTGCAGAATTTCTTCAACTCCCCAAGTGCGGTGGATTGGTCTATGTATCCATCGGGTCTGCCGGTCTTATCGTTTATGGTTGCTTTGGATACGCCGCAATCTATATCCAACCAGAAGCACTTAATGCTCTGGACGTTTTCTTTCTTGCGGCTTTCACTGGTCTTATACTTAGCGCACCCAAAAAACACGTTTCGTTTCTGGGCTATAAACTCCTCGGCGGCAGCATCAACTTCCTTACGAGTAGCTACAAGAACCTGCTTTACGCTCTTCCCCCGTATGCCTACCACAGCGAACCAGCCATCAACGGCTTGAACCCTGTCTAATAGATCAATATTCGGCATGCTATTCTCTTTATGAAAGTAAAGGGGGGACTAATCCCCCCTTACCCAGTGGTGCTAATAGAGTATTAGCTAAGTTTTTTTATGTATGAAACTATCGCCCCTACATTCTGCTTTGGGTCATAAGTGCCGATGAACCAGTTATACACAGTCTGTTTGCTGACGTTTAGCTTCTTTGCCACCTCACTAGCGGGGATATCAAGCGCAATGCATAACCTGCCAAGCAGAACACCGGTACGGCTTTTATTAGCTTGCTTGTTAAGCTTGACAATATTCGCGCTGTATCCGTAGCTCATGTTTACTCCTCACTCCAAGCGGATACAACGTCAGCCAGATTCTTCTTGGGCGCGGGTGCTTCCGGTTCCGACTTCTTTGATGCACGTTTCACAGGTTCTGCCGGTGCCGGTTCATCTTCATCCTCGGCGGCAAACTGTGGGCCTTTAGGTTTGGCCTTCTGGACTACGGGGGCCGGTTCCTGTTTTACCTCTACTGCGAGGGGCAGCTTCTTCACACCATCCACTGCGGCGGCGGTAAGTTGCACAAACCGCTTAGCTTCAACGGACTTCTGCGCCGTTTCAACCAAATCAATCTCATCATCAGTCAGATGACGCACGGCAGTAAACTTCAGCACGTCGCCCGTTTCGTTCTCATCAAACCGCATCTCGGTAACTACACGGTCAATACTCTCACCATTGGCGGGGAGGAAGTTCTTGTAGCTTTCAAACGGATGGGTATTGCCCACACCCTTGCCGAATAGGGACTTCGACGGAATATTGAATTGGTACACGTGCCCCGTGGTGTCACCTTCGAGCAGTATGGCTACACGCCGCATGAAACGGCATGCGCGGCCTTTGCCGTTCTGACCTGAGCCATCTATGTTCTGGGGGCAGCTTACACATGCGGTGGACTGCGCGTTAGTAGCGGTTGACTCCGGTGCCGAACCAAGGTTAGACCAGCAATCCGGCAGTGTGGCTTCCCCGTTGGGGTCGTAGGCTTTAGCGTAGAACTGCCGCGATACTTTAGGCAGTGCGTTTACTACGACAACATTGATAAAACCATCACGCACTTTACCGGCTTCCTTGCCATTAATCATACGGCGGAAGACACCCTTGTTCATAACGATACGGCTACCACCGCCACCAGAATCGGCAAGTGACTTGGATAACTCGCTAACCTCACGGGCGCGTGAGGGTGCTACGGAAGTGGACTGTTGGAAAATGCTCAGGTTGCTCATGCTTTACTCCTTCTGACGGATATAGTGTATTTGCTGTCTGCTTGTAATCCCATTGGCAGCTTGTCTGGGTTCTCTTCTAGAAACTGCTTCAAATTAGTTTGGTGAATGCGTCTCTCCAGTAGTCCGTATACATCGTTCTCTTTTATAAATGCATACATTGATTCCCAATCGTCCGTCCAGTAGCGCGTGTCTACCTTACGCATGATTGTGCCAGCGGTGGTCTTAATACTTGTTGCGTTATTAGCAGCGCAGATTCCCAACAACTGTGCGGAGATTACGTCGCGTTGCGAACGTAGCTCTTCCTTCTTCTCCTCGTAATCTGCGGTAAGTTTTGCTTCCGCGTCACGAATTTTTATATAGATACCCGCTAAAACATCTGGCGGCAATACCTCTGAAACTTCAGCTTCCATGTTGGCTCCTTATGTATGGGTCGTTTGCCCATTACGTTCAGTCTAGCACACTCCTTGACTCTGTCAAGTTGTTTCTTCGATTTCATTTTTATACAGGTCAATTATTTTTGAGTGCCCAGCAATATTATTTTGCAGCATATTGTATAGCCGTGTTTCTATGGGACTACCTTTGATGTGTACCACGGTCATGGGGTTTACTTGCCCCGGCCTATCTATACGCGCATTTGCTTGGAGATAGGTTTCTACGCTGGAGACAGGTGAGTACCATATGATTACGTTGGCCGCAGTAAGAGTTAACCCGTGGGATGCAGCTTGCGGTTGGATGATTAGCACCTGTATGTCATCTTCTTCTTGGAACCGCTGGATGATGGAGTGCCGTTTGTTTACGGACACCTGTCCGTTAATGACTTCTGCTGGGATGCCCTTCTTGGTAAGGAAGTTTTTTAGTAGCTGTATGGTATGGGTGAAGGGGACGAAGATAAGCACTTTGTGGCTAGCCTCGTTAATCACTTCTTGTATTACGTTCAACCGGTTGCTTACGTCAAACTCCACAACCTCGCCAGTATCGCTGTAGACCGCACCACCAGATATCTGTAACAGCTTGTTCAGGTTTACCGCTGCGTTGACCGACGTTATCTGTTCTCCCCCCGCCGACATAGTCATCTGCTTCTTTAGCATTATGTAATACTTAATCTGCTGCGGTGTTAGTGGCGCATCTCGCTCTACGTAGGTAACGCTAGGCAAATCCAAGCACTGGGACTTCTCAAACCTAATAGCTGGCTGTAGTACCTTATGCACTATCGCTTCGGCTTGCGGCTTGGGAGTCCACTTGAAGGTGCTTATCTTATACATCACCGAGTCACGGAACTGCCCAAAGAACTTAGGTGTGTTCGTGGGGTTCACCAACTTAGCTAAACCAAACGCGTCTTCCGGTGACTGTGCTGCTGGTGTACCGGTAAGCATCCACATGCCTTTGACTGTCTTGTTGATGTCCCGTAGTGTCTTCCATCTAGCGGTCTGCGCATTCTTGTAGGCGTTAGCCTCATCCACCACAATCAAATCAAACCCACCGTTGATGATGGCGTCTTTAACTATCTCCACCCCATCGTAGTTGATGATGACGAACTCAGCCCCGTTGTTGATTAGCTTCGTGCGCCGCTTAGCCTCACCGTATGCCACATCACAAGTGCGGTGTATTGCAAACTTAAACAGGTCTGCCTGCCACGCTGACTTCATTATGGATAGCGGGCAAATCACAAGCACACGTCGTAAGATACCCAACTTCATCAAGTAATCACATGCCCATATGACGCTTGCCGTCTTGCCGGTACCTTGCTCATTGAAGCAGAATGCCCTACGGTTTAGCGTCAAAAACTCTGAGGTCTGCTTCTGGTGGGCGAAGGGCTTAAACTTTCCCGGCCAGTTGTAGTCCGACAGAATGCTATTTGGTTTTGGGGGTATTACGTTTAACTGTGTGGTCGGCATTGCGGCTGAACGATCTGTTCGCGGAAGCAGGTTTAACACGAAGGTTCCCAGCAGCGTTTGTACCCCCCTTACTAAGAGCTTTGACGTGATCGACATCTTTACCGTCTCCTTTGTGTACCTTACCTTGTTTAGCTAGCGTCGCACGTGCGGTGTTACGTTCTGCCCGTTTCTTAATTTGGTCGGGCTTACCTTGATACGTTTCGTATTCGTGCTTATATGGTCTGGGTTTATTGACGTACGGCATGTTTATCTCCTTAGTCTCGTGCGGCTATCTGTTTAAATGAAGCCATGGGTATGTAAACACATCGCTCTATATCATTAGGGTCATTACGATCTGTGCGCCCTCCGATAGATTCGTCGTACCCTGTACCAACTTTAGCCATAAAAAGTCCATCCGTAAACTTAATAACTAAGATGAACGGCGCGTTTTCTATATGCGCCCAATCCAACCCCTTCTTGTACTTAGCGGAACTCAGCATCAATGTGGGGTATTTGTAGCTAGCGTTGCCCCTAACCTTTATCTCCGCTATGGCTTGCACTTTACCGTCTTTAACGAACTTACCGTTTACCGCATGCAGTGGGGGATACTGCTCGTAGGTGCAATCAAACACGTTGCAAAATTTAGCTGCTATCTCCAACTCCCTTGCTACGTTCGTAGAACTCTCGTATTTGGGTCTCATCTTCTCTCCTTATAGTTGATACACGTCTTGACTGGGCACCACCCGCAGAGAGGGCTAGCTACAGCGTTCCATACCCCACTTTGCAGTGCATCTTCAATCCGCGTTACGTCATACTCAAAGGGTTCTATGTACGACTTACTACCATCCCTGAAGTGGGTGCGCTTTACAAACTCGTTGCTGACTACAAATAGCAACGCAGAATTAATCTGGTTTATCTCGGGGAAGTGAACAAATATGGCCGTTGCCAGTAGGTCAAGCTGCTTGGTATCCGCATACTTGGCGTTCTTACTGGTCTTGTAATCCACCATAAACGCAACGTCCTTTTGGGCAATGAGCAAATCCACTATACCCCGCCACCACACGTTGTCCGAGAAAAATCCGCAGGGTAGATACTCTTCCCCTTCCTTGGCTAATCCTAACCTGAGTTCGCAATGCTTTTCACCGGGGATTCTATTAAGCGCATCCAGAACATCTTGGATGTAGGCGAACTTCTGCGGAATGGGTTCGTTGTTTTTTATGTATTTCTCAGCAGCTTTATGTACTTCGTTTCCATATACTAAAGCTGTATTGCTAGACTCTTTTATATCTTTGGCAACATTCAAGTGGTAATACTTCTTCGGGCATTGCTGGAAGTTTTTTATAGAACTGTATGACCACGTGATTGCCATGCTTACCCTCGTCTAGTTCTTTTTGGTTTGACTGCGGCTAACCCTCGATTGCCGCTACAGGGTACTTCACTCGCCTTTACTTTGTCAAGAAGTGCATTAGCCATATCTACTGAATCCTCAACTACATTCTCAAAATCATGGCCCCGCATGATATATCCAAGCATAGCTAACCCTGCATATACGTTACGTAGCTGCTCATCATCACCGTTCATTTCTTCTCCCGTAGTTTTGTTTCCAACTCCCGCGCATGTTTCGCCATCTCCCAAAACGCTTCATACACACTCTGGCTGGTCTTGCGGTGGCGGTCTATTTGCCCCATCAGTCGGTATAGCAATTCGTCAGTCTTTGGGGTCGTTACTTGCTTCTTCACTTTGTAGCTCCTTTAATATTCTGGGTTGATACGTAATTTATACGGGCCGCTCACTGACAAGCCATCGCTGGTTGCGTTAGCCCAGCGTATTTCCTGCCCCGTTGTTATTAAATACTCTCCGTATGCCATAGCCTTCCTGTGACTACTGAACGTCCCTAAGTGTTCTTGTATGCCGCTCTCAAGACCAACCAAGTCCCACGCTTTCATCTGGAGTCTCATTTATTTTCCCCCATGGCTTCGATGCTCATGTGTTCTTCTCCTTGAGTTTGGCTTCCACATCCTCCATTAGCTGATGTGATTCGGGGTCAGCTAAACATTCACATGGGTCGGCACTTACCAAACAATCATTTTGATCATGCACTGTCAATGCAACCCAATGCTTTGGCATTCTGTTCATCAGCGCATACGCATCTAGCATCCGAATGATCAGTATTTCCCGCCCATCGCTATCGCTATAAATTGTTTCGTACAAACACTTGGCACCAACATACTCTTGAAACTCTTTGTAGGTCATGAGTTCTTCTCCTTCCGCAGCATTGCAATCTCGGCGTGGAGTTTGTCGTAGTCTTCGGCTTTAACCCATTCGCCAAGGCCGTGGGCCGGGCGCATCGTGCCGTCCGGGTATAGCGAATAACCCTTGCAGTCCATCAACCCCTTCTCCGCATCATCCGCAACAGCCACCTTGTCCCGCTCTGCAATCGCGGCGGCGAGTTCTTCTTTAAGATCGCAATACTTTAAATGTAATGCCCGATACGCTTTGTCACTACTCATTTCCCGCACTCCTTCTGCGCCACTACTTTGTTTACCTGTATCGTTCCGTCAACGATGCCCCAGAGAAACGCAAGAGAGGTGAGGAACGCAATGAACATTACAACGTCAACAAATCTCATTTCACCGCCTCCCGATAGTCCGCAATAGTCTGGCGAACATCCGTCTGCCCTGCCGGGGTCGGCACCCACTTGCCGTTGTCCAACAGGTATTTATCCCGCGAACGCAGGTAGGCGATAGCGGCTTTTACTTTTTCTTCGTTTGTCTGAATCATTTCTTCTCCTTATGCAGAACCATAATTTTTACCTACACCAGATTCGCAGTTGAGCGGAAGGTCTAAGGCCCAGTGCGGTCTAAGTCGCATACATATCTCAACGTACTCTTTGCCCGTATCGCACTCTGCTTCGGGCACTACGGCGGTTACCGCGTCATGCACCGTCATAGCTACCTTGTATTTCTTAGCCACCCGCAACAACTGCTCCCCGATAACTATCCGTGCGAGGGCTTGGCACGCGTTCTCCACCACCTTGCCGCCGTATATCTTAGTAGGGATAGTAGTCTTACCCTTCTTGGTGTCGTACACTAACTCGCTCTTACCATCCTTAGTCCACACCCGCAGATTCGGGTACTTGAGGTACATGCCGTTGGGTAGGCGTATGCCCTTCTCACCCTCGACTACCAACACACCCGTGCGCCCAAGGGGAGCGGTTTTGTCAGTCATAATTGCTTCAAGTGCCGCACCCGCTTGCCGCCAGAGAATAGGAATCCAGCCGTAGGTGCTGCGGTATACGTCGATAATCCGTTCTGCCTCTGTTAGTGGTAGGTCAACACCGAAAGTCTTCAACTGTATCTTGAACTTTTTAGCGCCCATCCCGTAGCCACAACCTAGAATTGTCGTTTTGCCAACAAACCTCTCGTCTTTGGTTATGTCCTTCGGGTCTTTACCGTATATGGAAGAGGCCATGGTTGTGTACACGTCCTCCCCACGTTCAAATGCATCTACCAAATCGTTCTGCTCAGCCAACCACGCCAGTGTTCGCGCTTCAATCTGTGAGGAGTCCGAATTGATGAGCGTATGCCCTTCGGGAGCTAATATCGAGTACTTGATTGTGGAACCCCGCCCCAAATTTTGTAGGTTCACCTTGTCATCCCCACCCCACCGTCCAGTGTGTGCTGCGTAGTAGCGTAGTGGTACGGGTAGTAGCCCTCTCCGAGCGATGTCAATAAACCTTTGGGCGCGGGTTTCTTCCAACGTAGATTTAACGCCAAGCCTTGCAGCTACGATATTTTGTACAATGACGTTATCGTGTTCGAGAAGCGCCTTGAACCCTTCATCACTCTTAGCAAAGGCGTAAGTTTCCTTGCCGGTAGTGGGGCTGACCTTCATCGGGGGTTCAACCCCTAGCGAACGCAACACCTCGGCCAGCTTGGGGTTACTCATAAGCTGCTCTTTAGGTATGAGCATCTTGCCCAGCAAATCGGATTTATCCTGTTTAATCTTTATCAGGTAAAGTTCAAGGATAGGCAGGTCTAGCTGCAATACCGGTTCGGAAAACATCCTTATAGTAAGGTCGATGAGGCGTAACTCACTGACATCAAAATCAGCAGCCATCTTCCCAAATATGCCCATCGTAAGCACTACGTCGTTCTCGCAGTAAGAACCATACCGTGCAAGTGCCTCGGCATCAAAGTCCAAGCGGTGCATACCCGACACCTTACTAACCTCCTCGCCCTTAACACCAACACCATAGTGCATAGCAAGCGCAGCTAAACTGCCGCCCACCTCGGTGCCATGTATCGCCCTTGCCATTGACAGCGTATCCGCAATACGTTTAGGCTTGATCCCGAAGTGCCAATTCAGTATCGCCATATCGAAGGCCGCGTTGTGCGCCAATGCGATGTTTTTGTCCAAATTCCAAGAGGCAAGAAATTCCTTAATCTGGGGCTTCGTGCCACTGAACCATTTTGGCCCCTCGCCTTCCGTTTGGAGCGCCACGCCTATCACCTCAAACTGCGGGTCGCGGATATAGGCTTCGGTCGTCATCTTCTTAAGTGTGAAGTCCCGTTCGTGGTAATAGGTTTCAAAGTCGAGTCCGATAATCTTCATGGTGCGCCCTTTATCCTAGCGGCAGAAATCGCGGTCTTTAACTGAGAACCAAGGCTATAAGAACTGTCATCGGTAAGTAGTCTAGCCATTACCGTATGGGTAAACTCGTCCGAGGATATCGCCTTAAGTTTGGTATGCAAAGTGATAACCTCTTCGTCCTTAAGGGGGCATAAAGAAAGGCGGATGTCTGCGGAAACAGAAGTTAGCCCTACGCCAACATCCTCACGGCAGATATGTTTTATGCGGGTAACGACCACGCTGATTATATCCAACCACTTCTTGTTATCCGTGTAGAACTCCTCGGGGTTGCTGTCCATACGCTCCAGCAGAATTTGCACCCCTTTGTTCATGTCTTTAATTTCCATTTTTTGCGCCCTCGTCTTTGGCAACGTCCAATATGCGCCTGATAAATTCTTGATGCAGTAACTTCTTGCTGATATCTGTAAACTTATCCCACACCATCGTGCATTCCTTGTCATCTATTGCTACTAGCACATGCTTGTTGGAGGTATCCTGCTGCCGTTGATATACCATCTGTAGTATGTCACCCCACTTGGAACCCTTGCTAAAACTGAACTCCTGCGGGTTGCTATCCATGCGCGTGAGCAACAAAGTTATGGCCTCGCACGGTTTGAACTCTGTCTGTTTTATGCCCATATCACACCCCTTTCATTGTCTGTATCAGGTCGTATAACATTGTTATGTTCGACTCATTGATTACCAGTGCCACACCATTGGCAGCACGGATAGCTTCTAGCTCGCGCTGTTGTAACGCTGTAGGGGAACTATCACCGGCCTTGCACTCAACGCCAAGGAATTTACCGTTGACGCAACATATAACATCGGGTATCCCCGACCGGCCATAGCCATGAGTCGCGGGAAAGAAATAATAAACGCCGTTAGCCTTAAGTATGTCAACGACCGCGTGTTTAACTTTTGCTTCGGGAGTGTTAGCCATGCCTGTGAGGATACAGGGTTCCTTGACTGTGTCAAGGGGTAGCTAATAAAAAGGGGAGGTTGGGCGGTAAAGTAGATTACCTGCCGCCCATCAGGTCGAGGAGGCTTACCGGCTACGAATTGCGCTGAGGGCTACCGGTAAGAACGTATGGAGTCGCATCTACAAGGCTAAGCCATACGTCGATAGACTGCCCTCTGTATTACTCTGCGCGTTGAATAGCCCGTTCCAAATACCAACGTGCCTTCTGCAAATCCTGAAGGGCATCATCCTTCTTGCCTGCACGTGATACATACTTCACCACGTTGCCTAGATGGTAACTCAGCCCCTTCGCTTCGATGAAGTCTATTACCTCTATGCCCCCTACTGTGTAATGCGGGGGGTGACTAACCATGTTTGCTTCGTGGGGAACAGACCCACCTTCGACCTCCTTGTCATACTTCCGCATCTGCGCGTCAATCCTAGCGTAATACTTATCGCTGTCAACGGCAACCCCGCTACGTAGCACTTTCTCATGCGCCGCCAAAGCAACAGCGGTCTTATCTAAGTCCGCGTCCTTACCATTACCAAACCATGGGTTCCTCTCTAGCCATGCAGTGGTAGTGGGGGAGGAGTTAGCTACCTTCGCACTTCCTACCTTGACTACCTTGGTCGGCCTATCGTTCTTCGTCTTCTGCTTAACCAAGTAAACGTAATTCTTAGATACCCGCAGCTTCTTCACTACCTCTGCTGTGGTCGCGCCCGACGATAACATCTTCTGAATTCGTGCTGCTTTGTTTAGCTTCTTCATTGCTTTGCTCCTTGGATTGTTGGTCTACAAAACTTCTCAGAACTTCCCGCATCTTGGCTTGCCCATGTTTGGGATAATTTTCCTTGAAGAACTTCATTACAAACGGCTCTAACCTGATACTGGTAAATGCAAGGGCGAGTTTCTTACCCTTACCTCTACCACGCTTTTTGATACCTTCTTCCATTGTTGTCCTCCCTATAACATTGTTATGCTTCGGGCAATACTATGAAGGTGTGGTCATTTACTCTAAGCCCGACCCCGTCGATTATCTGACTGTCTTCCACCAGCTTCAGCATGCCCACCCCCCTACGTATGAAGTCGGGTAGCTGCTCACTGGACAAGAGCGTGACTTCACCTTGACCGTGCTTCATAGCGTAGTCTATTCCATTTATCAATACAAGGTAGGTCTTATCGTTCTCATGCGCCAGCTTTACCTTGTGAGCGATGCCATATTCATTGAACTTGAAGGGTAAATCCGCAGCCCCCGCAGGTGCAGCCACCTTAGAGAACTCCTCCCAATGCTCTACTAGGAACTGCATAGCCACCGGTTCTAGCTTAAAGTAAATCATCGAGTATTCACGGTATTTCTGTGCGTCTACGTTGTAAGCAGTGGACTTCGCCGACGCCAAAGCCTTCTCTACCATCTCGCCTATGGTTACGCGGCTAACGAACTTGGATACAATCTTTATGGCTTTCTTAACATCCGCAGTCTTGCTAGCCTCCCCCCGCTTACGCGACTCCTTTATGCGTTCGTTATGTATGAAGAATGCCTGCTTACCATTGTATGTCCCTATCTCAATCTTACCCAGAGGCTCACGTTTCTCCGATATATGGACAGTGTGAGCGTAGTAGGTTTCCTGATGGCAGAACTTGTAACCCTTACAGGTGAATACCCACTGTGGATTGTTTAACGCCAGATGATGAATCAACGGCGTAAGGAATGGTGCAAGGGCTAGCTTACCCTCATTGGGTGTACCGCCGTTGTGTTCTTTGAAGTGTATGTTAGCGAATGTCATGTCTACTCCCTCCTACCAGTCAAAGCGTTTAAGGATTTCATCTACCTTGTTCTTCACCGTGCTACGTATCTCGGCGCTCTCTTTAATCCCATCAATGTCTACGCCTAACATTGTTATCTCAAGGGCACGTCGTGCTTCCTCCAACTGCGGGTTTTTGGTTATATTCAAGTGAGTCAGCATACTGCATAGACTTTGCGCGTTACTCACAAGCGTGTCGTGGTAGCGCCGCTTTGTGTCATCCTCCCCCTGCACATCGGTCAGCTTCTCCGACATGCCGGTTAGCAGCTTGTGCAACTTGTCCCATGGTTCCTTCATAGCGTCGGCTAGTCGTCCGGCGTAGCTGTCTTCGTATTGCTTTGCTAGCTCTTGCATATCCTGCTGTGGAATATCCAGACGGAAGTCACCCGACTCAGGCAACGGGCTGAACACCAAGCGGAACCCGAACTTGTCCTTCAACTCATCCAACGAAGGGTAATCCTCCGGGTTGAATAGAGTGCCCATGTGATGCTTGGCTAGGTCTATCAGGTCTAGGTAGCTAACGTATAAGTCCTGCCACATAGCCTCTATGCTAGTGCGATGCACGTTCATGGTCTGCTTGTAGTCCATGAATAACGAAGTGGGCAACAGCCGCACCCCCTTGTCCGACCACGACAGGGTCATCTTGTTGTGATACAGCCGCACTCCTGCTGCGTAGTCTGCGATTACCTTGCGCTTGTTCGTTCCGGCCATGAGGTTCTTCTGCACCCTCGCACTACCTGATGCAGCCGCGTTAGTGATAAGCACACTCTCGGTTGCGCCCTTGTCGAACTTGTTGGCTGTCCACACACTGATGTTCAGCTCTACCAATATTGCACTAGACGTAATAGACATATCTATCTCCTAAGATTTAACGGGTTTACCTGCAAGTTTTGCCATCTGATACAGAGACCCTGAGATTAGGTTCATCGAGAATCCCTCTGCTAGACCAATGTCATACACGTGATGCGTAACGCCGCCCTCTGCGTCTCTACGGGATACTTGTTCATACACCTCAGAGTTAGCTAGCAACGCCGTAAACTGCATAGCGTCCTCCATTTCCATCACATACCTCTTATACCCTATGGTTACGCATACCTTGCGCATGCTAAGCCCCCTTAATATGTATGGTCTTACCAACCGGTGCGATAACATCGTTATCAATAACCACCCAAAGAATCGGCGCATTCCATTCCACTCCCCAAGAGTCACCAATGTATCCGTCAGTCAGCACAATGATTGCATCGGGCTGTATGTTCTTCTCCTTCATGTAGCCAATCATGCACGTTGGGTCTGTGCCACCCCCGCCCTTGGGTCTGGTTGACATAACAATGTTATCGAGGTCACACGAGCCGTATTCTTCATGTCCTGCTACTGCGCAATCCCAATACAGCAGGTCAATCTTCTCGGGCTTCACGTCCTTGGCGATACCTTGCAACTCAGACAAGAAGTCGTTCAACTGCTTCCCGCCGATAGAACCCGACGTATCTATGCCGACCACCAGATGCCCCACCCTCTCGCTTATCAGCGTAGGCATATAGATACCAGCCGACAAGAACCGCCGGTTGACCCTGCGCCATGAGGACGTATCACCCCCTCGCACAGTAGACTTAACGAACTCACGCAGAGCTTCCCGCCAGTTAACCTGTGGCGCAAGCAACTCACCCAACTCCCGGCTCATGCCACCCGCACCATTGCCAGCCACCTTCTGCTGTGCAAGTAGACCTTGCCTGATACCGGAGTCGATATCACGTTCCAACTCCTTCTTCTCCTTGTCGGTCAACTCCTTCGCACCCTCCCAATCATGCTTGTCGATACCTCCGTCACTCCCCTCCCCCTCGCCTCCCCCTTCACATTGCCCGCCGCCCTTCTCCTTCTTCTCCTGCTTGAGTATGTCGAACACCTGCTTGCTGTTCATGTTGGCGAACCGCTTATCCACAAGCCCAACAGCCTTGCCCCCCTTCACCGGCATAGCGATAACATCGTTATGCTTGTCCATCTCAACCAACTCTAGGTTGATGACGTAGTCACAGGCCATGTTAGCTAGGCGTGGGTCTTCCTCCCATAACTTGCGCCACGTATGCATGTGCCGGTAGGCTTTGTGTAACGTCTCATGCAGCACCACGAACGCCAACTCCTTGTCATCCAATCCTTGGATGAACTCCCGCCCGTATACTTCATCACGCCCGTTGGTCATCGCCGTAGGGAACCCATCCTTCACGTAGGTCTTACCGATGGTCATCATCCCCGACCACAGCGCGAACTTCGGATTGCGCATGATGCTTATCTTCACCTTGCTCAGCCGCCGTTCTTCCTTGTCCTTCTGCGGAACTTCCATCACTTCCCCCTGCTTGGCTACGGATAACATTGTTATATCTCCCTAGGAATCAAAGTAAGTCTTCGTTCTTCTGCACCCAATCAGCGAACTTCTTGCTGCTGAACGCAACGGACTGCTTGCTCGGGGTCTTGGCGATATTGATAGCGAAGCATGCCTGCCACTCCGCACCGAACCGCTCGATGTAGTCCATGAAGTGATTGATGGTAGCCTTATCCACCTTGCTGATAGCACCGAACACCACGATGGCACATGCCCCTGCGCTGTCAGGCACAGATGCAGTCTTAGGGCTGGCTATCACCGACTCCCACGTAGGCAACTGGTCTGCGAACTCAATGTAGGCTTGCATCGCACGACTAGCCGCCTCACCCACAGCACCACTCATTGCTGCTATCAAGCTATCTGCATCTAGCTTGGCTCGGGCTTTGACGATGTTGCTCACCCGTTCCAATGACCGAGGCGATACGAAGGCCATCTGCATCTTCTTGGGGTTGTAGATAAACTCATTGCTGTCTTGGTTGCCATCGGTGTAGCTTGCCATCGCATGCGGGAACTGCTTGACCCATGCACATATCTCAGGCGCGATGTCGTGGTTAACTGCCCAACCCAACCACTCTTCCGCATCTGGCTTTCTTACACGTAGCGGGATAATACGATTGCGGCTATGCGCCTTCAGGCTGTCACCTACACCGTCACTACTCAGGTTACCGGTCAAGAACGTGATGGACTCAGGGTGTAGCGTGATATCACCAAGGCGGGGGTTCACCACCTCAAGCATGGGGTGCAGCATGTTCTTGATAGGCTCGGCACCCTTTGTATACTCATCTAACATTGTTATGACGGGCTTGCCCATGTGCAACTGGAACCGGCTGTTTGGGTAATACTTAGTGGTCTTGGTCTCGTGATCAATCACCGGCATAGCAATGTCGCCCAAGTCCATGTTCGGCACGTCGATGTAGGCCGTGCTGTGGTTAGGCAACGCTGCTGCTAGCATCTTAATCAGAGAGGACTTGCCAATGCCCGGCTCACCCTCCAACAAGTAGCGGTTGCTCGGCGTGGACAGAATAATCTGCGCGGATTGTGCAAGTGAAACAGTCTTACCAAAAGTAACTTCGGCCATGTCTAACTCCTATTAAAGTAGGTATAAGCTAGGAATGAAATCGCTATTTCAATCCCCTAACCACATAACATTGTTATGAAACGGAACGTCTTGCTGCCAACTTACTTATGAAACGGAACGTCTTGCTGCCAACTACAAGGGGGAAATAATGTTACTTACGAACGAACTCCTACTACACATATAGTATACCACAATATACTAGCTATGTCAAGTAAATCGCGTTAACCGGCTAGCGCGATTTTGGTCTGCCACGTTGGGCGAGTGGGGTGCGCTTCGTGGTATTCATCCCACGTGGTTTTGAAGTAGTAGTCGTAGGCGTCTTTCTTGACCTTGCCCTCAGGCACAACCTCCGTTACGAACACCTCATCCCTGTGCGTGCCGCTGAGTATGGATGTCAATATGCCCTTCATTTGCACGGCATCCACGCCATACACCTCGCAGCATAGGCACATCACCGCCCGATAGTAGTCCACGTGCTGCTCCTCCCCTGTGCTAGCCATACAGCCCATCAGCAGCGCGTAGCGGTCTTCTTTCCGTCCTTGGCTACCTGCACACTTAGCGTAGTTGTCACCTAATACCTCCTGTATCTCCCCCTCTCCAACTTTTTCATTTACGCGCAACCTACAGAACGCATCCAAGTAGTCGAAGAAGGGCTTGTATCTGTCCATCACCGCCTTCTTACCCTTGCGGTTGACCTTATGCACTGCGCGCTTATCCGCACCCATCACCACCCATCCGGTCTGCGTCCTCCTTAGCAGGGTAGGTCTTTTGCGATGCAACCGATAATCCCCTTTGCTGTTAGCCGCATCCAACGTGGAGTTCGCAATGCGCAGGCACATCGAACCGTCAACCACATACGCTGATATCCCGCAGGGTGTCACCTCGTCAATGAACTTGCGAGTCGAACCACCGTTGTGGAACCCTGCCGTGTCTATAACAATGTTATCTTCAGGGGTGAACGTCACTACCGGTGTGTTGTAGAGGATGCACTGGATTGCACCGTCACTCTCCCGCTTAAATATACGGAAGCTATCCACGTAGTTACGCCTCCCCAACGGCTTGCATGTCACATCCCGCCCACGGATAGGCTTGATGCCCTCCCACCTAGCAACCGCCTCCGCGTAGTTGTCTATGCTGTGTATACCAGAGCGCCAATAAGCCATCTCACACCTCCACTAGTAGTAACGAAAATACTGCCGGGTAGAAGGACTGGTAGTAGCCCCCCTCGCACATGCTCTTGACATGCACCTTGGTGTCATCCCAACTCTCAACCACGAAAGGCATTTTCTCCCGCCTCGTATGCACTACATCTCCTATCCGCATCTCGTTTGCTTGCTTGTCTATCAGCTTGTATCGCACCCACACCCGGTTCTGATTTGTCCCTCGGGCTATTACAGCAGTGGCTATCGTCATTTCAACTCCTCCGGTATGTCTATCTCACTACCTAACTTGCC